CAGAGCAGAAAACGCATGTGTCCGAGGATACATACGAGTTTGCAAAGAGATGGGTGTATAAGGGTTTAGAGGTGACTCCTTTCAGTACTAGCGGATTGCTAGAAACTTGAAAGAGTTACCCACTATTCTCTAATTTTCTTGAAACACAGATCCGTAATGGTTGAGAGTTGAGGCCACTGGCAAGCGCGGGCTTACTACTGAAAGACCTTATGAAGTCTTGTGGTAAGGCACATCAAAGTGCCCGTACCGCAAAGCTTCTTCAGATCTTTACCTTGATTAAAGATATTATCTTTAAGAGGATGACCTATGACTTCACAGAATTGCGAAGTTTAATGTCTCTTCCCCGAAACATTACCGAGACTGAGTTCTTTGATTCAGTCAAGGCCGTGCTTCGGAACCAAGGTAGTAGTGACGAACACAAGCTCCTAATGAGCCAATTCGATTTCTCAGAGACTTTATTCTCTAAGATAAAAGAATGAACTCATGGTAAGGAGTTTGAGTCCGAGGCTAGTGTAGCCAACACACTTAGGGAGTTCGGTAGAGTGTTACATCCAATCGGGCACGTTTTCAATCAATCTTCTGTTAAGATTGCTGAGAACAGGCACGATTTCGAACATGGTGATTGAGATACCGTCCTTCTCCTTTTCGAGAAGAACGAGCTCTTAAACAACCGGTTCGATAAGAATATATTCTCCATGAGAACATCCCACTCACGAGTATTCAATCAGTCTAGGCTTGTCAAAGACCTCTGGTCTTACTTCAAGGAGTTCCTCGGCCTGATACCATCAACACAGAAAGATGTTGAGGTAGCCAGAAAGGATGAGTTATTCAGTAAAATTAGAAAATTTATTGAAACTCTTCCGCACGATGGATTCGATGAAGAAGAAGATCCAGAGATTGACGAGTTTGACTGTTAGAATAGGCTTTCGCCCTCGTAAGCCCTGAGAAAAGGTGTTTACTAATCCTTGTCAGAATTAGTAGCATCACACATATCTAGGAGATATAAGATAAGGTTCAGTTAGGTCACGTGGGTCACTCTATTACTAATAATAGATGAATCACGTTATGTGAGCAGGTCACAAGTCTGCCTCCTCCTATAGTAATTAGATCTTACCTATAATTTAACGGTAAGATCATGTACTACAGGAAGATCTAGTGTTGGGGATAAAAGGCCCTCAGCACTAGGTGCATATTGTGAATTCTACCAGACTATTATGTCTTAGTAGACTGTACTCATATTCCTGATTGAACCCCCTTATCACTCCCTAACATATGTGAGGCTTTCCTCAGGTGTATCCCTCCT